TTTGAGAACTTAGTGCGGTTAGCTACTCGAGTCGGAGAAAGTGTTAACTCGTCAAGCTCCATTTCTGATACTGCGTCTGCACTTACCTCAGTTTCTCCTGTACCTTTTGCTTTAGCCGATACTCTAGGGAACTTTAAGTTACCTGTAGCATTGTTGATAGTAGTAACGCCTACTCTCTCAGCCATTGTTGGAGCGCGTAGCGCCTCAATTAGACCTGGTACAGTAGTAGCTACATATCCAGAACCATCTCCAGAACCTGCCTGGAAATTGTCAGCAACACCACCACGATATAGAGCGCTTGATGGAATACCAATCTGGCCACTCATCTGTAAGCCTCTTGAGCCATATTCTTTAGCTGCCTCTTGTGCCCACTCTGCTTCAGCACCTTCTAGCGACTTTCCAAAGCTAGCAGCCTGGATAGCGCGAGATAGTGAAAAATTGCGGTTGATCTTTTCAATCTCCTTAGTTTCAGATATACCCATGCCGCTGAATGACGCAGTACGTGCAATCATATCCTCGTGAGCTTTTCTGCGCTTCATTTTGTTATCTAGGCGCTCAATTTCTCCTTCGAGGTAGTCCGCGCGCGTCTCCTCTTCATTTGTTAGCTCGCGTCCTTCACTTTCAGCATTCTCTACTAGAGATACGTGCTCATTGTAAAACTTTCCGCGTAGCTCTGTTAACTCTTTCAAGTTCATTTTACTTCGTTTTTTAGTTGTTTTTACTTCTTTATTATTGTCGCTTGTAGATTCTGCTACAGCGTTATTTATTACTTCTGGCTCTTGCTCCTCATTTCGTGCAAGTAACCCCTCAGTATCTTTGTAAGCTGGGTAGGTAACCGGGCTAACGTCTAATAACGTTGCTACTTTGTCTACACTTCTTACTGTTCTATTTTCGTTCCAGCTCTGCTCTGCTATTGTAAAGGCAAACGAGCTTTGAGATATATCGCCACGCTTAACACTCTCGTATAAATCCTTAGCATACTGCTGCTCTCCTAATTTGATGCGGTACTTTAGCCCTGTATCATCTAGCTCTAGCTCTAAGGTGCCTGCACCAGTTCTGCCTAGCACATAATTAGGATCATGATTCATAAGGGCGCGTACATCGTTATCCAGTACATCATCAAAAGCGCCTCGGCTTATAGTTTCCCTAAATGGGCCTATGTTAGTTTCATTGTCGTACAATGCAGCATAGCCCTCTATTATCATTTCATCACTTTCAGCCCTAGCCTCAATAGTGCTAGTGCTAACCGAATAATGAGCGCGCGTTTCTAGCTCGTCTCTATTCTCCTGGCTCTCCTGGGGTGTGGTTTTCTCTTCCTTCATTTGTGTTGTTGTTTGAGATAGAATCGCTGTAATCTTCTATTTTATCTAAAGAGATTTGGTTAACCTGTACTAGGTGTACATCTCCATTCTTAATAGGGTTTTTATCCTCTTCATGCCTAACCTCGTTTATGCTCATTACTCCAGCTTGTAGCATCTGAGTAAAGAAACCAGCGCGGGCATCCATATCACCCCTGTATAAATCGTTTAGGTTAAATTTAGAGTATACTGCTGGCCTGTCAAAATTAGGTATTAGCTTTCTATCTATCTCCTGTTGTATTCTCTTAGTCCAGGGTATAATGGTGTGTCTAGCAAACATCAAATTTTGTTGCTCTACATTGCTGTAAGTTTCTTGCCCTGGTAGCTGTACTAGTGCTGCTGGTACGCTAAAAATTCTGCAAATCTCTTGCGCTTGGAATTGTCTAGTTTCTATAAATTGTGCCTCATCTGGTGCGATAGATATACGCTGGTACTTAAAGCCAAACGGCATGAGCTTAGTGCCTGCATTAGCCGCGCCATTATTCCACGAGCCCTGGATCATATCCATTTGCTCCTTTTTTAGTGGCTGCTCAGAAGTTAGTACACCAGTCATTTGGCCACTTTGCCCGAAGTACTCAGAGCCGAAGTCTTGAGCGCTTTTAGCTAGTCCTAAATTTTCTCTATGCAGTCTAATTGGAGACATCCTAAAAAGGTTGCATATCTCTAGCATATTCTCTGGCCTAACTACTCCGTAATCCTTAACCACATATACGCGCTCATCTTTTACCTGCTTTAGATCTACATCTGTGTAGTGTACATATATAAGCTTAGACGCGTAGCCACGCTCGTCGCGCTCGATAATAGCGTACCCCATGCCGTACATTAAAGCGCTTGCTACTATAGTTTCCCAAAATTCATAAGGCGTTTGTACCTCGTTAGGCTTATCGGTTACTAAAGTACGTGCAGGGTGTACATTAGCTACGTCTACATTTCTGCCATTCTTTACATATATCTCTAATCCTAGAGCCGCAATCGTAGACGCAATTTTGTACACACAAGCATAAACCGTACTAATAGCTAGGGCGCTATTTTCATTAATAGAGGCTCCGCTTTTGGTCATCGGAAATAATCCCACCTGCTGGGCTATTGTATTGCTATCATATTTGCCCTGTCTATAGCGAAATATACCCCTAATTCTCTCTGCTAGTGTACTCATGCGCGCGTATTATAACCCAAATATATCAAATATCCTAATTTATAATGTTAAAATATCAAATAAAATATCATCATCTGGGTCTATTCTATTTTGCACGTAGCTGTTAAGGGCTATAATGCTAGCAATTACGCCATCTACTTTCTTATTTTCTTTTTGCTCTTTTATTACCCTTTTATTTTCGTTATTGTCTGTGTAGATGATAGCGCACCCAAATTGCCAGCGTAGGCATCTATTACCCCCATGAATTACATTGCCCTGCATTATTTCCATTTCTAGCTCCTTTGTGGGGCCGTTCATGCTAGTAATATTCTGAGCCATTGGTTTCATCTCTATATCATTTTCTAGCAGCTCGCTTACTATGTAAGTAGAAAATTTAGGATCATATCCCACCTCACGTACATCATACTTCTCGCAGGCATCTAGTATATGCTGCTTTACTATTCTATAATCAGTTACGTTACCAGGCGTTATCGTTATATCTCCATCTCTGGCATATTGTATATAATCAACCCCAGCGGCTAGCTTTTTGCTGTGAGCCTTCTCTGAGTTTACAAATTGATGACAAATAAGGTAGAAACACTCGTTTTCATCATCTCTAAAGATTAAAGCAAATGCGGTTAAATCCTGAGTACTAGCTAAATCTAGGCCTCCATAGGCTGGTAAGCTAGGTAATCTATCAAATGGTATATCTTTAGCGCCCTTCATGTATATATCATCCGGAATCCAGGCCGTTTCTGCACTAGTCCACACATTGAGATGGAGCCTTAGAAAGCTGTTAATCATGCTAGGGTTACTCTTAGCTTTTTTTACAGCATCCTCAAAATAAGCCTCATTACATATAGATCCGTACCCTGGATTAGCTTTTTTCCACGTTTCTGGGTTTGTCCATTCATCATCTGCATCTGCTTTATATAGCACAGGTAAGAAAGTTTCATCTATTATAGAGCCATTTATAAGGGCCTCGCTATACTCATGCATCTCATAACAAATACTAGATCTATCATGGCCTGCAGTAGTTAGGCTAATTATAACCGGCTGCCGCCTGGCTCCTACAGAAGTAGTTAAAACATCCCACAGCTCACGATTTTGCTGGGTGTGTAATTCGTCGAATATGATTCCATGACAGTTTAACCCGTGCTTAGTGTATGCCTCAGCACTAATAGACTTGTACCAACTCCCTTTGTGCTCTACTATGTTTCTAAGCACCTTAGCCCTAGCTCTCAAGTGCTTATTGTTGTTTATCATCTCCTTTGCAATTTGAAAAACAATATTTGCTTGTCCACGATCACCTGCGGCGCTTATTATCTCTGCTCCTGGTTCGCCGTCTGCAAATAGTAGATAAAGGGCTAAAGCTGCTGCTAGGTTACTTTTGCCGTTTTTTCTTGGAATCTCTACATAACAAGTTCGGTATTTTCTTAATCCGTCAGCTTCACGCTTCCAACCAAATAGCGGGCGTATTATATCATCCTTCTGCCACTCCTCTAATATAAATGGCTTGCCGCTTAATTCCCCTTTCACATGGGTGCAGAATTTTTCTATAAAAGTTACACAGCGCTCTGCTGCATCTTCATCGTAGTAGTAGCTCATTTAAGAAACTCACTAAGCTCATCATCCTTTGGCGCTGCTTCTCCTATCCAGTTTTCTAGCCTTGCTATAATTGCTTGCTTTCTCATTCTGGCCTCTTTTAGCTGTTGCCACTCTGGGCGCATTCTACTATATACATCTCCGCTTTTGCCAGTTACCTGGTAGCAGGTGCCGTTAGTATTGCAAAAATCCTGTAGCTGCTGCTCCTCTGCCTCTACACAGGCTAAAGTGTATAACAGGCTTTGTACGCCTGGGGTTAAATCTCTATGCGCTCCGTATTGTAGAGTTCGCTGGTCTAGTATTGATTGTTGTAGTTCAGTCATTAGGTATACTTTTTATTATTTCTTTCATTAACTGCGCTGGTATTTTACTGCGCTCGTGGTTATTCTTTAGCCCTTGGGTGCCTGTCTTAGAGCCTCTAGGCGCTGCTTCATGATGGCATTTATTATTGCCATTAAAACACTCTGGCCTGGGCTGCCAGCCTTCTGGGTTGAATATGTTTTTTATATGGTTGCTCCAGATATCTGTCGGTTTAGCGCGATTATCTCCATAAGTACAATACCATACTGTAGTGCGCTCTAAATCTTCCATGCAGTACATTTTACGCATTAAGCCTCTTGGATTTTCTATAAAAAAGTATCTAGGATTACAGGCTTTTATTATGTCAATAGTTTTTAGTAATATCTGTTGCCCCAGCATTGCCTCTAAACTTATAGGCCTTAAAATACCACCTATTTTATTATAATGGTGTGAGCAGCTTGCAATACTAAAAGTTGTACAGGGCGGGCTAGCCCATATTATATCAGGCTTTAGTTCTGCAAAAGTTTCTAGTGGAATATCTAAAATATCGCCTACCATATCAATATCACCAAATTGCTCAATGTCTGTGCTTATTATATCATGGCCATACTCCTCAGCTACTTTGCCAAAGCTCCTAGATCCTGCAAATAATTCTAGCGCAATCATATCGTGCCGTCTTCTTTTATGTTTTTTAATATAAATCTGTATAGTGTGCGCTTATTTACCCCTAAAGCCCTGGCTGCATCTGCTATAGTAGAAAAATGATTGAGCGCTGTGCGCATCTTCTGGGCGCGCATTTCTTGTATTGTCATAACTGGCCGTATTTGTTTGAAGTGAAATTGCAGCAAGTGCCCTTACTAGGATTTGCTAGTTTCATGTAGCTGCCACACTTTGCACACTTCACATCGTGAACAGCGCCCAGGCCCTGAATATAACGTATCGTTACATTCCTTACCTCTATTGTGGTTTCGCTGCATTCGCATTTGTATATGT